AATGAACTAAATACCAAACTACAAGACCAACAACAAACAATAAACTCACTTATTAATAGATAAAGAATATGGGTAAGACAAGGGATACAGGTTTTTTAACCGATTGCGTATTTACAGACTCCTCTAATAATGTAGGTATAGGCGCAGCTGCATCTGGTAGCTACAAACTACAAGTAACAGGTACAAGTAATTTTACATCTACAATAAATGGTGCTGGTGTTAGCCTTAGTGATACATTAAATGGAACTACAGCAAATTTTACTTCTTCTGTAACTGGTAATTACTTTATAGTATCTCCTGCTGCTTTTACTGCTCAATCAGGTGGTTTAAGATTAGGATCTCAAGTAGCTATAAATGCAAGAAACGCAGCCAATAGCGCAGATATAACCCTAATAACAACTAACTCAAGCGATGGTGTAGCTATTAGAAATGGCGCTTTAAATATTAATTCATCTGGTAATGTAGGAATTGGTACAAGTAGTCCAACTAATACAATAACTTTAGTTGCAGCTAGTTCAAATAAAGGAATTGATTTTGTTTCTTATGCTTTATTATCTAATGTTGTAGGTTCTATAAATTTTGAACAAACAAATGATATACTTTCCATTATTCAAAAAACTGCTTATAGTGGTGGTGCGTTAGTTTTAGGCACTAACTCTACCGAAAGAATGCGTATTACAAGCGGAGGACAAGTTTTAATAAATTCATCATCAGTAATAAATACAAATACAGCAATGCTGCAAGTTCTTGCAACAAATGGAGCAAGTGTTGCAGGTGCTTTAGTTGTACCAAGTGGTGCAGCAGGTGGAGTTTGTTTAAATACTCAATCTGTTACTTCAGCTGGTACAGGATGGTATCATTTTGTTTGTCAATCAGGAAATGGAAGTACAATTACCACAAATAATATGTTAGTATATGGGAATGGTAATATTGCAAATGCTAATAACAGTTATGGACAAATATCAGATATTAGACTTAAAAAAGATGTAGTACCTGCAACTTCCAAATTGCAAGATTTATTAAAAGTAAATATTGTTAATTTTAAATTTATAGATGATGAAACAGAAACAAAACAATTAGGAGTTATTGCACAAGAATTAGAAGAAATTTTCCCTACAATGATTGACATCAATAAAGACGGTTTAAAATCTGTTAAATATTCAATATTTGTACCAATGTTAGTTAAAGCGATTCAAGAGCAACAAGACATAATTAACGAATTGTCAGCAAAAGTAGAAGCATTAGAAAATAAAGCATAAATTTGTAAAAAATATAATACCATGATCACATTATCAGAGCAAAATTTAGCTGAATTAAGAGCATTTATTAACAAGATCCCTACAGAGATTGGCTTACCATTATTAGAGTTTTTTGGTAAGTTACAACAAGAACAAGCGCCTCAAGAAGCGCCAGTAGTAGATTTAAAAAAAGAAGATTAACCCATGACACACAATAGCAGCCAGGCAGATTTTGGAGCTGGATTAAGCGTATTAAGTGCAATAGTATCTATTACCACTATCCAGCCTATAGTAACTTTACTAGCTGGACTGGTTGCTATTGTATCTGGAATTATGGCTATCCGCTACTATTATAAAGCCACAAAAAGAATTAAAAAATGAGATCAGTAATTATCACATTACTGATCTGCATAGCTATATTTTTTGTATTTGATAAGTCTAAATACAGAAAAGATGAGCCTATTATTATCACTACTATAGATACTTTAGAGATTTCTCATGATTCTATAATATATAGACCTGGTAAAAAAATCTTAAAAGATACTACCATTTTTGATACTATAGCTTTATCTACACCAGTAGATACTATGGCCATCCTAAAGGATTACTTTGCTAAAAATATCTATAAAGATACTATCCAGATAAAAGATGGATCTATAGCAATTACTGACACTATCAGTAAGAATGCCATATTTGGCAGATCGGTGCATGCCAGCATCACACAAAAAATCATCAAAGAGACTAGAGAACTAAGAATACCTTACAAACCAAAGAATGAGCTATTTTTAGGCGCATACGGAGGCTTAAATACTATAGGTGTAGGATTGAGTATAAAAACAAAGAAAAGCGATTTTATAGGCATATCCTACTCAAATAATGGCATAGGATTTAATTACTATAAAAAAATATTTTAAGATGGCTTTACCAATGGATTTTAAAACATTTGCAAAGAATCCGATAGTAGCTACGCTATTTATCGTACTTGTAGGTATATCTGCTTTATATGTGGATGTGCGCTCTACTTTCCAGAATCAAGCCAAAGGCCAGGATTTAAGGATAGAAAAGCTTGAGCATAGAGTGGATATTGTGAGTGATGCTTTAAGAAAGTCTGATAGTATCAGCGCAGTATCATCTACTAAGCTATCTACATTAGAGCAATTAGGAGCAATCAAATCTATCAAGTAATGCGCATTTTATGGATCATATTATTATCTGGATGTACGCTAACTGCGCAGCAGCCTAGTGAGGATCTGGCTAAAGATCGTGAGCTAGAGCAGCTATTACAACAAACAAAAGCCACTACAGAGAGATCATTAATACTACAAAAAAAGGCTGCCCAGGCTGAGACTAGGCTAGTAAAAGAGGCAGTGAATACTATACAATCTTTAAAAATTGAATTGAATGAGACTAAAGCTAAGCTTGATAGCGCTAGCAATGATTCTATTGTACCAGTCAAGCTTTTGCCAATATCCCATTAAAAGATATTATAAGGGCGATAGTGTACTGATAATGAGAGTGCAGCAGATGGATACAATTAATAGCGTTTTTAGTAATATGAGTGCTAAAATATATACTTTACAAGATTCCCTAAATAGAAATAAATATATATATGATAGTATATTCACTACATTTTCTATTACAAAGGATAGCTTTTATAGCTGGAAATGGAAATATAAAGAAAATAAGCGCATATATGAAAGCTTTGAGGAAAATCAAAAGAAGCTAGATAAGATACATGCAGCCAGCAAGCTCATGTTAATCTTTATCATCATTTTACAATTTAGCCAACTGCATTAACATGAAAGAATTTTTTACAGAAGATAATGGTAGATTAAGCATGAAGCGCCTATGTGGCCTTTTTTGTACTATAGCACTTTGTGCTACTATGTATCATAATCAGTTTAGTGATGAGCATACTGCGCCATCTCCTATTTTAGTAGAGGCAGTAGCTATGCTAGCATTTGGAACTTTAGGACTTACATCCGTTGAGAAAATATTTAAAAAAAATGACTAATTACGAAAAAAGAGTATTGATTGGAGCTGCCATATTATGGGGATCTTTAATCGTTTATTTTTTCTCAAAAATGATCTAATATGAAATTATCTGAACATCTTGATCTAGCTGAGGTTACTAGAAGTGAATCTGCTAAAAGACATGGAATTAGTAATATGCCTACACCAGAGCATATAGAAAACTTTAAAGCATTGGCAGAGCATGTATTTGAGCCAATTAGAAATCACTTTAGAGTGCCTATTCATATTTCTTCTGGCTATAGATCAGAGGCTCTTAATGCAGTTACACCAGGTGCATCTCCTACCTCTCAGCATAGCAAAGGTGAAGCTATAGATATTGACATGGATAATTCTAGCAATGGTGTAACAAATAAGATGGTATTTGATTACATTAAGGATAACTTAAAATTTGATCAGCTTATTTACGAATTTGGGAATGCTACTAATCCAGACTGGGTACATGTAAGCTATACAACAAAGAAGCCTCTAAGAAATCAAATCTTAAAGGCTACTAAGGTTAATGGTAAGAGTACTTATTCTGCTTTTATCTAGTCTTTATCTTATAGATGCAATGGTAAATAGTAGAGTGATCTCTGCCTAAATATCTACCTATCTCAGATAGGCCATATCCTTCTTTATAAGCAGCTATGCAAAAATCATTTCTTAGCCTAATTATATCAGTTTTTCTGCTTTTATTAGCTATATCTTGATAGGTTAAGTCTCTTACCTTTAAATAGCCATAGGCCCAAAATTTAAGCTCCTGGGTAGGCTTATCTTTGCTTCTAGCTAATTTATCTACATAGACAAATTTCTCTACTATTTTAGCTGGCACATCTTTGATCTGCTCATGTAGCATCACATCTATTCTTTTTAATGCATGATCATTACATCCAGTGTATAGCTGGATATATTTAAGTACATCTTTATATTTGCTCATCTGTGTTATTTATTACTACATCACTGAAAAATCCATCATCCTCTGCTTTGCTTATTAGATCAAGCATCTCTAAGTAATAAGGGTACTGATTTTGCATAAGGTGTGTGATCTTACCTACTAATGCTATTTTGTGTACTATGGGTAAATCTACCCATGCTTTATGATTTGCCATATTCTTTCATTTTTGCGATTAAAAATAATGTTACATATAAGAAGCATGCCAGTGGCACTGCTATTACAAAAAACTTAATAAATCCTAATATAGTTTTTATCATAGATTTTCAATTAAAGCGGTGAATATTAAAGCTACCAGTATTATAATTCCAGCATATAGCGGATTAATACTTTCTGATCTATAACGATCATTTGCCTTTTGTTGTGGTGTTTTAAGCGTGTTCATAATTAAAAATTAAAATTAAAAAAGTATGTCGGTTGTTCCATAGGCGCTACCGACCTAAACGCATTGATAAATCAAAGCTAAGATATTTTAATTTAATTAAAAAAAATTTTTTTTAAAATGGCTTAAAGTATAATCTTTTTTATTCTGCACCATGCCAAAAATGCGCTCTTCTATGCCTCCCTGGGTGAATATCCAGTATACATTAGATGCCTCAGTACGATCCTTAGTCTGCATTCTGGCCCTAGATTGCCAGTAGCTAACTGCCGAAAAATCAATATTGTACATTACCAGTGCATCTGCTGAGCTTAAATTAATGCCCTCTCTACCAGATTGGATCTGAGAAATAAATACTGCATCACCAGATGCCTCATTAAATTGCATAGGATCTTCTATAATTCGCCCAGCAAAGGTTACCCTAAGCTGCATACCTTCTGCTATATACTTGTAAAATATGGCTATTTTTTGGCCTTTAAAACGCTCTTTAATATAACTAGCCTTTGTATCATCAAATATCACTGCATTGCCTTCCTCAGTCTTTACAGATCCAGAGCATATCTGGTGGATCTTTTGCATCTCTTTTACTGCCGTATCTGCTAAAATCACCTGGCCATCTTTAGTCTTAAATAGCTTATCTTTTTTAATACGCTCTATGGCCCATTTAACCTTATCAGACATAGGCACATATAATATCACCTCATGTACTAAGCTTTCAAATCCAGCCTCTTCTTGAGTATAAGTGAGCATAAGATGTGAGATTTCTGTACTGATCCTTTCTTGCTTTACTTTGCTATAATCTGCAAGCTCCCTATTAAATACATACTTTTTAGCTGGGATGCCATACTCTTTATGCCACTTGTAAAAATTAGGATAGCCATTAAATGGACTATAACTACTGATCCAGAACTGGTGATACATCTGCGCATAAGATTCTGGACTAGGTGTGCCAGATAAATAAATAATTGGTTTGCCTTCGCATATAACTTTTAAAGCTTTTGTGCGCTCAGATGGTATAGGATATTGACCTAAAGAGTGTGCCTCATCTACTATGATCACATCATAGCTTTGTACTACTTTATGTACTTGCTCAAAGTTAATTATATCAATATCGTACAAGCAGTTACTATTATCATAATCATCCTGGATGCTGCTAATAGCTTTTTTCTTAGTTACAAATAATACCTTTTTTGCATTCATTAAGCTAGCAATATGCAAGCTGGTAATAGTCTTACCAGTACGCACTTGCATGGCTAAATACACCAGGCCAAATTCTTTAAGTATAGATATGGCTTGATCAGCAATATCTACTTGATAATCTCTTAATTGCATTAGTAAAATTTTAAGTAAAAATGGGTGGGATCGTTTATAACCAAACACCCCTATTTGTAAATTCTTTCCCACCCAGACCTCATCATATTAAACTGGTCAGAGGTAATCCAGTATTATATCTGGCCATCTTGTAGTGGCTCATCTTCTTTCTGATCTATTCTTCTATAGCCTTCTTTCCAGAGTATCCTGGTTAATGTAACAGAATTACGCACTATAGTCTCTTCTGAGTTTCTAGGATACAATAAATGTAATACCTCATGGATAAGAATCTCTAAATGTTTCTTTCCTTTTAGCCGTTCATCAAGCTCCACTATGCCATCACTAGATGCCATTCCATGAGCCTTCTCTCTGCCAAGCTTTCTATATATGATCTTAATTTTAAGCATCTTTTAATATAGCCTCATCTGGCCTATCAATGTTATCTGGGAAAAATATAGCTTGCCCACCTCTCACCATTGCTAAAAGTTTTTTTATATGCTGCTCTAAATTTACCACCTCTGCATACTTTTTCACTAACCATGCCTCTTGCTCTGTAGCCTTCTTTTTGTTAAAATTTTTTGGAATTTTCATACTCTAGTTTAATTAATAAATCTATATAATGTCTAGCTTTTTTTAAATCTTCTAATCCATTTTTATGTTTATGCCTCATCACATACTTAATAACATTTCCCTCTATAAAAGGTATGCTATTGCTATAAATAAATTCTGTAGGCTGGATCTTATAAATCTTATAATGATCACCACCTATTTGTACATCTTGTGGCTCTAGCTCCATCATTTTATTTATCAGTTTTAATAGTGAAGTGATTACAAGTCTTACATTTATAAATAATTTTCTTAGTGCCAGATGCTAATACTCTATTAGAATGCTTGATTAATTCATCAGATCCGCAAGATTTACATGATCCTCTATCTTCACCAAACACTACACCATAATGTGTTTTAGATGGTATGTGTGTACTCAAATGCTCATGCACTTTCTGTAATAATATCACATCCATTTTGCAATACTTAACCATCTTATCTAAAGCCTTTTGATCATTCTTTAGTGCTATGTCTTTCCATAGATCAAAGTCTGTTTTAATCTTTTGGCCAATGCCTAAAAAGTCTGCTATATAATTTAGCCTATTGCTATTAAATTTAAATTTTGATCTTGCAACTTTTAAAGTATCAATGGTAGTATAGCTAGGAAACATTTGGATGCCATGATATAAACATCTAGTGCGTATCCAGGCTAAATCAAATTTATCTCCATTGTGGCCCACCAGCTCATCAGCAGTATCTACTACTTTGATAAAATCTTGTAGCATCTTTTTATCACTTTGCTTTTTATCCCAGGTCAAAGCCTCTACATCTTTCTCACCTTCCCATTTATAGCAAATGCAAATGATTGCTCTCTCTTTTAATATATTCTGATAGCCAATGTTTAATTTATACCCAGACTGCCAAAAGAATCCGATATTTGGACTAGTCTCTATGTCAAAATATAATCGTTTTCTTTTGGTAGCCATGGGATAAAATTACTACTTTTTATGAGATAATTGATAACTAAATTCTCTAGGCTTATCATCTTCATGCTCAGCTAGCCATAACTTTTGCACAGATTGGAATAAATCCCAGTCTTTTGACCTATTCTCTCTGGTCACCATCTGCCAGCCTGGCCCTTGAATTGCTCCATTTTTGCCATAGGTCCTAGTCTTAGCATTAAGCCATAAGATAGCCACACCATCAATTTTAGGTAATGGATCTAAATTAGCATTTTGGTATAATTGCTCATATGCCGCTAATTGTAGCCAGTAGCTATTATAGATGCCATTAGATGTCTTGATGTCAAGCACATAGCTTTTGCCTTCAATAATACAGATCCTATCTAAAGTACCAGCAAAGCCTAATGATCCATTAACAAATGTTTGCTCAATTAATAAATGCTCTGGCTTATACATCTTGCTAAAATCCACATAGCGCTCAAACATATTCCATTCCTCTAGGGAATATCTAGGCTTACCATTATCATCTAATAGATTACATTCTAAGCCATTATCATAATCCTCTGTAAGCTGGTGTACATTTGATCCTCTTCTACCAGCAGCATCTCTGATCTCATCTGCTTTATTGCCTACCTCTTTCATCCATTGCATTAACTGGTAAGGCTTAGGATAAGCCTCTAAAATTGTGGTAGCACTAGGATAATGCTGGCCATTGTCATCTGTGTAGAATCTGCCATCTACAAAGGTTAATTGATTGGGGTGTGTTTTTACTAACATAATTTTTTATTTAGTGTATTCTTTAATAGTTTCTTTCAAATGTAGGCTACCATTATTAAGCCATACAAGATGAGCAATGTGCTCTATTTCTTCTAATGTATCAGATCCAGTGATGAATCTATCATCTACATACAAAAAATAGCGTACATAGTTATCTGATATCTGAGTGTCTTTTTCTATTCTGTAATTATTAGGCATATTAAATATTTTGTGGTGT